TTTAAAAACTAACACACATATTTGGAAATATGGGGATAGATATTATAAATTAGCCAATCAATATTATGGAGACTCACGACTCTGGTGGGTGATTGCGTGGTATAATGCGCGCCCCACTGAGGCCAATATACAAACGGGCGATGTTATCGCTATCCCGTTGAGTATCGAGGACATCCTTACGGTACTGAGGATTTAAAATGGCAGAAGAATTTGATTGTAAATCTAGTATCTCACAAGAACAAGCGGATGGGACATGTCAGTTTCAAGCTAAGTTCTTACAAGAGAATTGTGCTGAAATTATCAAGCTTATTGATGAGGATTTTCGCCTGTATGTGACCGAAGAATCCACATTGGCGGCCGAGTTGAAAAAGGCGGTGGCTGATGCAGGAATTACCGATGTTTCTGTAACCACTCCTCTCAAATACATAGAGGCCTATGAGGGGATTACGGAATCGCTGCTAGCACGGGATGTTGGAATGAGCTACGTGTCGGCTTGGAAGGAAATAGAAAATTCATATATGGGGGGGGTCGCACCGACCGGGGGTTTTTTTTCGACCAACCAGCAATTTGTGGCAAAGACAGAACACTTAGACAAAGCTCTGAAATATTTAGATGAGGTGGAAGCAGCATTAGTTTTGTGGTGTCCCCAAACACGCGACGAATTTAGTGCTGCAACAAAAACAGGAGCCCTAACGGGAAAGGGCCCCGCAGCAGGAGGAGGCAAAGTAGAGCCGGATCCACGAGCATGCGAGATACGCAACCTAGGCCTCTTAGATCCTATTCGAAACAATATAGAGGACTCGCTGGCGACCCTAGAACGTTTAGCAGAATTACGCTCAGAATTCGAAAATGCCGCCGCAGTAGACGCCGCCTCCGGTTGGCACTACGCCGGCGGCTCCCTTCTTAGTCCCTTTATATTGCCTACGGAAGAAAATGCGGCCAAGGCGGCGGAACAATATAAAGAGATAGAGAAAACCAAAGCCGGGGGTATGGGACAAGTTAAAAAAACTCCCCCCACTGTTCCTGCGGTACCCGTTGAATCTCAAATACAATATAAAGAACAATGTTATTTATTAGCGAGAATCTTAAATTTGGCTGAATATAAAAAGAATGTGTTGGATATTAGTAGAGCTAAGCGGTTACCCTATCATCTATGGCACGAAACTGAAAAGAACAAAGGTCATAAAGCCAATTCCTCCGTTTTGGTTCACGGAGATCCGTATGCATTTATCAACAAGCTTACACAATATCCTAATTATAGTGATTTTTTTAGTATGACAAACGCAGAGATTTCGAGTTTGGTACCCATGATAAGATTATTTAAAGTAGAACAAGATAGTACCGGCGCCGAAGCTCAAACAGAATTTAATTTTGACTCATATGCGACCAACGTAAATATATTGAGCTTGTTGGATGATAAGAACAAAAGAGGATTTGGGGTTGGTATCAAAGATTTTTCTTTTACTTATGATGGGAGCAATCCTTTTGCCGTCAAAAAGAGTATTAAAGGCAAGCTAACAATTTTTGCGAATTCATTTGATGAATTACTAGAATGGCGCATAGGGACCAAAAGATCAGCCGGCGGCAAGCGCCAAGTGAGTGCATATCGTTACGTAGATTTGGCTTTGAAAACGGGAGGGAGCAAGCTAACTTCATCGGCGCGCTTGTCCGAACAAGCGGAAGCAAATCTATCAAAATTAAATTTTAGACTTAAAGTTGTTGTAGGGTGGGCAATGCCTAACGGAGAGACCGTTCTTTCGGCTGGCGCCCAAGATGCCGTTAATAATTCCTTTGTGACACTTAACCTCACGCCAACGGTACATGAATTTAACATTGATGAAATTGGCCGTGTAACTTTTGTCATAAATTATTTGGCATACATTGAAGATTTTTTTGATCATCCCACATTTAATATTTTTGCTAATCCTAGCTCTACTATGATTGGAGGGAAAAAATATAATATCTTTGGACGACAATTAATGCGACGATTAGTTGTTCGAAATCTCCAAGAAGCATGCGAGACTGAAAAGATATCTGAAATTGAAAAGGCCATGGCCGATGAAATTAAAGGAGAGAAAGTTAAAAGTCTATCTTTCATTACTAAAAAATTATTAGACTACGGAAATGTTAAATATATTAATGTGTCAACAAAAGATCTACAACGGTTTCTTGAAGATGGCCCCTTTTACGAACAATCCACAGGATCATTCGCTGCGCAAATTACTGAGACCGCTAATAAGCAAGGACTTGCCGGCAAGCTGGATTCAGCATATGCTTCATCTGTCGAGGGAGAAGAAGAAAATCTTAAATATTCCTTTTCTCGTCTGATGCTTGACCCCAAGAGTGAGCAAATTCCTTTCTTTTATGTAAGCGATTTAATCGATACTATTTTAGCAGCGATGGATCAGGCGATTCGAAACGGGCCCGATCTCTTAGACGCAGAATACAAAAACATGGGCAAGAATTTTAAAGGCGCAGTGACAACGCAGGCTGATTTAGAGTTAGAAAAAATAAAATTAAAACAATATTATGCGCGCTTTAAAAAATTTAGAGTCCTTCTTGGGCCCGTTGAAATTGTAAGCACAAAAAAAGGAGGGGAGAGCAAGATTGTTAATCTGGGTGATATTCCGGTATCCCTTAAATTTTTTGCCGAATGGTTAACTAACCAATTATTAAAAAAGGACGAAGTGCTTTATCCTCTCTCAAAATTTATAAATGATTTCTTAAACAATTTAATTCGAAATTTTCTAAATGATGACACATGTTTTAAGGTATCTAATAAACAACATGTTCGCCTACATCAAGCCGCTTTAACTTCTTACACAAACACTGATTCTGACTATGATGAGATCACCCAAAAAATAGTAGACTCGACGGCAACGCTTCCTGGAAAAGATACAAAATTACAATATTCCCGTTTAGTATTAGGGAATTTAGGAACCGATGAGTTTCCAGTGTTGAATATTTCGGGCTTGCGTGACATGGCCCTTACTAATAAAAATGCTGATGAGGAACATAATTGGATTGTTTACTATGCCGGCCGAACGCAGCCTACTGAATTAATGCTCGGTGACCAAGCCATGGATGAGGCTAGAGGAATTTTTCACTACTCTATTGGAAAAGATCGAGGGCTCGTTAAAACCATATCTCTCTCCAAAACACAGTCTAAATATTTACAAGTGGTGAGATTTGAACAAAATGGGTTTGACGGTCTCGAACAACTAAGGCCGGTTTATGACGTTCATATTGATGCTTATCCGATTGTGAATGCTTTTCCGGGTAATTATATTTTTGTCGATCCCAAAGGATGGGCCCCCAATATGGCTCCCTTTGGAGGCAACGCGTTAGATTTAACTAAATTAGGTATTGGGGGCTATCACATGATTATTAGATCTGAACATAATTTTGGGATTGGTTTGGCCGAGACTAAGATAACAGCTAAGTGGGTTGCCCAAATTGATTACGAAGAGGAGCAGGCTGCCGAATCGGCAGGCGGGGATCAACTACCTGCTAAATGCCGCACGGCGCGCGATGCTCGCGCCGAATCCGCCGGCGATCACATGCAAGATGGGATATCGCAATGGTCGGCGGCCACATCAGCGCAAAGTGCGGTGGCCGACAGTGTCGGAACATCCACCGGAGACCCCACAGATGCGGTAGTGTTTGGTGAGAGCACCGACGAGATTGTAATAGAAGATGCCGTTCCAACAACGTCTCCGGACCCGGCTGTGCCCAAGGAGTTGAGACGAAGGTAAAGTTTATGAAGAAGATCAAAACTTGAAAAAAAGGAATTAACAAATGTCAACACGTTATGCAGAATCTAATGAAGAATCATCCAAAGAATTATTTAATAAGAGGGCTTATTATCGAGGTCAAGTAAAACAAGTAAACAATCTTTCTAATATTGTTGATTTTAATTACGGAGAGAAATTTTGGTATGGAAGAGTAAATCAATTTTGGATGCCTATTCGATTTAAGAACGGACAATTTTTAAAATTAAAGAATTTTAATAAAACCATTAATCGCACCGAGGGGATCTCTGGCGTTAACTTTGTGGTGGATGCTTTTAATGCCATGGCCACTCAATTTAAAAAATGTGCCATGGCCGGAAAAATATCGAGTAACCAATCATTTTTGAGTGAGTTGACAGTCTTCAAAGGATACGAAGATCCGCTACGCAAGTACAGTGAATTTTTAGATTTTCAAAACGCAGCCCTATCGCGCACCTTTAATAATGATGGAATTAAATTTGAGTATTTCCATGAATTTGTAGATGCACTTCTTCTCAAATTAACTAAAGTAGTGGGAGCCTACCCTTATACAATGCCAGCGTATGTAAAAAGTAAATTTTGTCCCATTACATGCTCTGGCCTAGCTATTGAAATCGCAGATTTAGATCCGGCCAATGATCAAGAAAAAATTAGTGAATTTATCAACAATGTTAATTGGGACTTTTATGTGAACACATGCAACGATTATGGATTTATGGTAGATAAATTCATACCATGGCGAATTGTGGCAGATATTGGAGCCCAACAACTATTAGATAATTATGCGCGCCCGTATATGATATCAACCACAGGCGCCGTAATAGGACTGGGATATGACCTTACTCATATTACGTATTATAGAAAATTTAAATTTTATTTGTTGAACTTGTATAACCGTTTAAAATTACGTAATTATATGGTGAGCGAGGCATGCCCTAGCGGTGCCACGATCACTAAAATTGTAACTCCCGTCAACTATTCAATACAAAAATTAACTGCGGATTACGATGAAGAATATTTCTTGAAATTATATTTTAAAATTCGTTTTATGGAAGAGCAATCCCATTTTGAAGTACACGAACAAGAAAGATTAGTGGATGATACGTTGGAATTATATCAAAGTGGAGGCCTGGCAAGAGCCTTATATGATTTTGAAAGAATTTTGAACAAACCATTTGACTATCGTGGCTCCTTGAGTTATTATGTTAAACATATGGAAGCAAGAAGAGCAGCGGGAGAATTTTGATATTTCAAACGTTAGACGACAAAACAGAATGCGTTGGTGTGTATACAGACGGGAAGCTATATTTTGAAGAAATCCCCTCAGATCTAACCCACACATGGAAATACACTGGATCCCTTAAAAACAAAGATGTAGAGTACGCATGGCTTTATTGTAATGGCCGCAGTTTAGAACAAGCCGCCCCAGAGGAAATGTTGCCAGAACTTGTCAAAGCGCAACGTCGTTTTAAAGCATATATGAAATCATTTCAGATTGCCAAGATTAATATGCGTGAGCATTGTGTTTTTGATTTAGTACCGGCAGATTTTTTAAAGCAGTTTTGCGAGATTAAAAATCAAATCACAAAATATGTTTTTGAAAATTATGATAAACCTCTTCATTACGATCATTTAGCTAACGTACAAGAACTCTTATACAAGATTAAATATCAAGATTTGAATATCAACAACGAAGGTTGCAAAAATCTTTTTTATAGAACCCGCGATAGAGAAAAAATTAAAAACTTACTTGATGGATATAAACATATTGATTATAATCTTTTTGGAACCGTAACGGGACGGTTAGCCACAAATCCTGAATCCTTTCCCATACTTACGATAAGACAAGACTATCGCAAAATTATCAAACCTCACAATGACTTCTTTTTATCCCTAGATTATAATGGCGCCGAAGTGAGAACATTCCTGGGACTATCCGGATTGGAACAACCAATAGAAGACGTACACCAGTGGAACGTGGACAACATATTTAACGGTGAAATGGATAGAGACATAGCGAAAACTGTCTTTTTTGCCTGGTTATATAATCCAGAGTCCAAAACAATAGAAGGGAACCTGTATGACCGTACTAAGTTACTGACACAGTGGTATCAAGACGGGTCTATTAAAACGCCTTTTCATAGAAGTATCAAGGTGAACGCCGAGAAAGCCTTCAATTATTTGTTACAGAGTACGACGGCAGATATAGTTTTAGAAAAAGCAGTCACCATCGATAAGATGTTAGAAGGAAGGAAGTCTTTTATATCGCATATTATTCACGATGAGGTTGTAATTGATTTGTCAGACGAAGACAAAGAACTCACACCAGAAATTAAAGAAGTTTTTTCTGAGACGCGGTATGGGAAGTACCTAGTAAATCTTCAAGCAGGTACGAATTATTTTGATTTAAAAGAGTTGAAGTTATGATTTCGATTATTGGTTTGGGAAATGCTGCATCAGCGATTGCGGAGAGGTTTTCAGAGACGCCGAATTACAATGTCTATGTAATGAACGACAAGATAGCGAGAACATCAAAATATAAATTTCGATTAAAGAAGTATGAGAAGCCCGAAGAATATGAAGAAAACATTCCCAATGTAAAAAAGTTTTTTAACACCCTTGATAAGCATGTGGAATTTGTGATTGTAGGGTCATCATACAGTTCTAATTATGCGTTAGGAATTCTCCAGCAGCTTAGACACAAAAGAGTCGACGTGATTTATATTAAACCGGATATTGAATTATTGACGGGGATCCCCAAATTATTAGAGAACATGGCGTTTGGAGTACTTCAAGAGTATGCGCGTTCGGGATTGATCAATTCGTTGACATTGATGTCTAATTTAAAGATCGAAGAGATAGTGCAAAACGTCCCGGTTAAAGAATATTATAATGTATTGAATGGTTCTATTTATTCTACCGTTCATTATCTTAATTTTTTTGAACATAACGAACCAGAGATTGGTTTGGTAGCGCGGCCATCGGAGGTGTGTCGAATTAGAAGCGTAGGAATTTTGGACATGCAAACGCTTGAAGAAAAATGGCTTTTTGACCTTGACATTGAGAGAGAGCTATGTTATTATATGTGTATCAATCAAAAAAAATTGGAGGAAGAAGGAGGTTTGCACCGCAAAATCGTCCGCATGCTGAAAAGCAAACCAAGAAATGCCTATCGAAAGATTTCGTATGCGATTTACGAGACACCTTTACAACAAGACTTTGGGTTTGTCGTGGCCCACACAAACACGATACAAACAAATAAAACTCTTGACAAGCTAACGTCAGAGTGATATATTAGATATCAAGGAACGCTTGGTATACTTTACCCAACATAAAGGAGAAATATATATGGGAATCGACATGGAGCTTATGCGCCGCAAGCTCGCATCTTTGCGCGGTGATAACAGTGATAGTAGATCGTCTGCCTTTTTTAAGCCAGACAGTGGTGATACGGACATTCGTATCATACCGACGAGTGACGGAGATCCACTCAAGGAGATGTCCTTCCACTACAATGTAGGAGAGCATCGTGGGGGCATTCTGTGTCCCAAGCGCAATTTCGGGGAACACTGTCCGATTTGCGAATTCGCTTCTGCCTTATGGCGCGAAGGAGTGAATAACAATGACGAGGAAAGCAAGAAGCTGGCTAAGTCCCTCTTCGTGCGTCAGCGTTACTTCTCGCCCGTGGTGGTACGCGGACAAGAAGAAGACGGAATCAAGGTCTATGGATATGGAAAGAAGGCATATGAACTTCTTCTCGGATACATTCTTGACCCCGAGTATGGTGATGTGACCGATATTAATGAGGGCACTGACATCACCCTTACCTATACCAAGGCTGATAAGCCAGGTGCTTATCCCCAAACAAACCTGAAGATGCGCCGTAATACGTCGCCTCTTTTGGAAGACGCCGATGCGATCCCCGCCCTCCTTGATCGTATGCCTGATTTTGATGCACTATTCGAGCGTCTTACCCCAGAACAGGTTAGCGCCATTCTGGATGCACAACTCGCAACTGA